GTTCGCGTGAAGAATACCGTTGGGACGGGTCCACGTCTGAATTCCATGCACAAACGATGAAAGATAGGTACTGATAGCGTTCAGCCGTGAAATACCGGTAAGAAACTCAACCGCAGTATCGTTACCTTTCTCTTGCGCCTGAGCGATTAGCTTTTTAATAGTCCCTTTGTCGGTTTTGAACCCGTGGATCGAGCAATACATTGGTGATTTCGGCAGCAGCTTTAGCCCACCGGTCTGGCCTAGATCTTTATAAACAGCGCCCTTACCGCCACACTCGCCACAGTTGTTCTCACGCTTGTAAGGGGTGCCATCCTTTTTCAGCTTTCGGACCTTGCCCTTACCCCCGCACTCAGAACATTGGCTGGCTACCTGCCGTTTAATAACGTCAGTCTGCTTACGCACTTCCATGCCGAATGCGTTGTTCGACATACGCGGCGGGGGCAGGGGCTTACCCGTGGGGCTGGTCCCAATGTTGAAGATCTCTCGCCACCGGTCCCGATTCTTAACACGGCGGCTGTAGACCACCATCGACATATCCGCACCGGAATTTAGGTTAATCGGGCGATCGCCCATTACATCGCGAACAATCCGGTCCAGCCGCTCCTCAATCTCCGCTTTCTCAGCAACAAACTCATCCTCGACCTCACTGAGAGCGGCTAAGTCAATGTTGATGCCGTTGCTCTCAATCTCAACAAGGAACTCCAGCATCTCATTCATCAAGTCGAATACGGGACGCAGACCGATGTTCGAGGGCTTGTCCAGATCCACCTGCTGTGCCTGATAGATCTCCGAGCATGAAACGACATCGGTCTCTGCATAATCGAGCATCACGTCTAAAGGCATGGCCTCAAACCCTACCCCGGACTTAAAGTACTCTTCCGTAACATCAGAACGCTTACGGGTAACGTCCCGGCGGATAGCGGTTTCCTTTAGCGAGAGCGGCAACCCTTGTGCCCGACTAAAAATATACTCACCGATCATCGTGCAGTAGATATCTTTGGGGATCGGGAACCCGGTTTCTTTTAGCCACTGAACGTCAAACTTGGCGTTGTGACAAACGAGCAATTCGGCCTCATCTAGAGCCGACCGAAAGTCGTCCGGGGTGTCCGGTGTATCTTTTTCTTCGTGATAAAAATTAGAATTTTCACAGTGCGACCTCTATACGACGTAGCGGCTAATTTGCGGCTCGATGTTACAGATCACCGTACCGTGCCAGCCCGACAGTTTATTTTTGGAAACAGTAATGTACCGGGTATTGTCCGGCTCAGAGTTTTCTACGTCACCGGCATCCAACCGACCGATGCCAATAATCAGATCAGCCTCTGCGGCTTTACCGATCTTGCTACCTTCCATCATCGTATACGTCAGGCGAGACTTGCCATCAGCGTCAGCCGATGCCTGACTAACGCCAATGATCGCGCACTCACATTTTTTGGCCAGTTCACGCAGCCGGTTGTACAGCGCCCGTAGACGTTCATGGCCAGCGTTATATTGACCATCAATTTGAACTTTGTCCGCCTGATCGATGATCACCACGTCCGCTTGCTTTTTAAGGATAAAGGACTCGATCTTACCGAGATCCCACTCCTGCACATCCTGCATGACGAGGTTATGTTCAATCTTTCGGAAAGATTCGATGGCAGGGCGAGGGTCTAACGCAATCTCCTCGCGGGTGCGGCCTGTCCATGCTTGGTATGCTCGCAGCATCGTACGGCGGGTGGCCTCCTCGTTGCCGAGGTAAACGACCTTACCGCCCTGATCAGCGAACCCGCCGGGTCCGGCCATCAGCGATACGAGAAAAGCGGTCTTACCGGTCTCAGGAGTAGCGAAAACGATACCGAACTCAGCAGGGCCGATGCCGTATATCTGACGGCTGAGGGTTGCAATGTTGAACTCCCACCTAGACTCGTCCCCCGTGATAGCCAGCAGTTCTTCTAAATCAGTGGTTGTTGGCTCACCAAAATCATCCGGCAGGTAACTCTCTGCCGTTTCATCCACCATCCGCTGGATACGGCGCATTGCCTCGTCGTTGCCCTCACTGACCTCCAGCCCAAGGTTGGCGATCTGCCGCCCGATCTCACGACGCCAAAGGTGGCTGATCAGGTCCGATGCGACATCGTCGGATGGGGCAGTAGCGGAATCGATATCCTCTACCAACTCCTGCATCGTCTCGGTGTCGGCACGGGTGGCCACCGGATTATCCCGCTGCCACAGCATCAGAAGTTCGTCAGGGGTGATGTCGTGGCCGTACTGCTCATGCGCTTTGGCCAGAGTCTGGTACAGGTCTCGGTAGTCGTCACCGAACAGCTTATCGCCCAACCGGTTCGCGTTGTCCTTGAAAAAGTCGTTACGCAGTAGGGCTTTAAGAATCTTTTGGTCCATTGCTAATGTCGCTCCGTCCGTCGTTCAAAGTGTGCATATTGGTACCATGCCTAAGGACAAAATAAAAGCCCCCACGGAGACCGCAGGGGCTTCAGGCCGATAACTTGTTGATTTGCTTAGTTATGAAGTCCTAAGTTTTAGCTTCTTAATATCTGGAGGGGCTTCACCTCGTCGTTCGCGCAAATCGACTTGAGTATGAACTACTCGCGGGTTACCCGCAGTAAGACCTTTGATAGCCTCTTCAAGTTTTTGCTGTTCTTCAGCAGCCTCCTTGAATCCGTTATCGAAGACATAGTCGATAAGTACAACGCCTCTTGCCTTCATTTGATAATCCTCTCTATTTCGTCAGGTTCGACGTATTTCAAGTCCGTTTCCAAGAGCCGCACCCTGCATGGCACTAAGCCCTGTAGCGTCTGTGCCATCAGTAGTGACTTTCGGCTAGCGTCCTTGTCAAGGGCAATCACCACACATGGGCTATGCCGCAACTGGCGCTTTTGCTGAGTGCTTAAGTTTGTGCCCATTAGGGCGGCACCCTGTAAGCCCTCTACACGGGACACGGCGCAAGCACTAGCTGCGTCCTCAACTACGACCGTAGTAGAGCCACTACCTACGGTCAACAGACCGGATGTATCTCCATACGCCCGCCACTTCGGACCCCCACCAGATAACGCCCTACCGACTGCCCCTAACCGACTCGGCATATAAAACAATACGCGGTCCTCGGCTGGCGCATAGGCAATCCTTACGTCGCCTTGCTCGTACGCTTCAAGACTGCCGTTGTCCTCTAGATACCTCAACACATGGTCGTGTTGAGAAGGATCAGACACCGGGTCCGGCAACGGGGGTGTGCGACGAGTTGTCGCAGCATCCTGACGGCTCAAACGTCCACGGATCTGTTCCGTGTTACGACCGAGACTCTTTGCTCCACGGGCAGGGCAGGATGCCTTGTAGCAGTGCCACAGAAGCTTCCCATCGACGTTCGAGACACTCAGCGTCTTACGTCCGGCGCAGAAAGGACAGTCCACACGGCGGTGGTCCCCGGCCTTCAGGCGGACGTTAGAGAGCATCTCCAGTTGTTCTTTGTAAGTGTGCATGTAAGGTACCGTAACAAGGTGAGGCCCATTCGACAAGAGTTATGGGTACAGTCACGGTATGGGGGAGATAAGTTGTTGAAAAGGTTGGATAGACGCATAACCTGAAGGTCGTGGGTTCAAATCCCACCCCCGCAACCAACCCTTTGAAATCGCTATATCTTGTGAAGTCGTGCGGCGTGGCGCGGCCATTTGTGGCCATACACCTATTCCGCCGCACACTTTTGTCGCTTCTAGGGCACTTAGTATGCCCCTTACTCCATCGGATCTGTGCCGTTAAGAATGTGCATAGCGATAGCTACCACGGCATAGATCGGCCATCCGATCGAAAGCACAAGGATGGGCCTCATGCTGCCATCCGTACTCTCTGTCTGTAGCATGATCCAACAGGCTGCCAGTGCGTACAGAGTGAGTGCCACACTAGGCCACATCGAACCCGAAATTCGTTGTCGCTTAACCCGTACGGTGGTAGCTTTCGCGACATTGGATTCGGTAAGCGTGAGGGAACCTATGGACCGAAGAAAAATAACCGTTGTTGTGGATACGGCTGATGCCACAGAACTGGGCGAAGCATTGTTAGATGCCGTACAGGGTACGGCTGTTAGCGGTCTAAGCCATAGTATCGGATGGGTACGGGGTAGGGCTGTTGCCATACCGTTGGATCGTCCACCGTGTGATTACGATGATGACCTCGACCTTAACGTCATCGTTATCTAACAATTAAAGCCCTCGGACGATTTCCGGGGGCTTTTTTTATTTACATTACGTTTATCTATAAATGTTTATATACCCACGTATTATAATACGGTTACATAACCGTTATATATATAGTTTATATTATAAATAGAACTTCCTACGTTTCGTTAACCGTAGAGTTTAAACCATAAATTCACACTTGGCAAGGCGGCCCTTGATGTTATCTGTGTTGACCTGAACAAGGGTCATGCGTATGGTTGGCCGTACGACATCACAGAGGACACCAAGATGGC